CTTCGGGGTCTGCTCGAGCTCCCGAAGACCGCGATCTACTGCCCCGAGCTGAACGCCTCGTTCCGGCCCCTGTCGGGTAAGCCCCAAGGCAAGCATGGCCTGAACATGTCGGGCCTGGTGGGCGACGAGATCCACGAGTGGCGGTCGGGCGACCTCTACAAGTTCGTGCACGACTCCGCGGCTTCGCGGCGCCAGCCCCTGGAAATCCTGATCTCCACCGCCGGGGTGAAGGGCACCTATGGCGAAGAGGTGTTCGACGAGTGCCAGGCGATCCTGAGCGGCGAGATCGAGATCCCCGACACCTATGTGGTGGTCTATGCCGCCGCGGCGGACGACGACTGGACCGACCCGGCGACCTGGGCCAAGGCCAATCCGAACCTGGGCGTCTCGGTCAAGGAAGAGGCCCTGGCCGCAGCCTGCCGTGAGGCCCAGCAGCTGCCCCGGCTGGAGAACGATTTCCGCCGCTACCGGCTGAACCAGTGGACCGAACAGGACGTGCGCTGGCTGCCGATCGACGGCGTCGACGACAATGGCCGGCGGTTCGGCTGGGACCATTGCGCCGGGCCGGTGGACTGGCAGGCTCTCGAGGAGAAGCTCCGGTACAAGCGGTGCTTCGGCGGCCTGGACCTCTCGGCGGTCACCGACCTGTCGGCCCTGGTCTGGTGGTTCCCGGTCCAGGAGGGCCTGGATCACCCGGCCGTGCTGGCCCGCTTCTGGAAGCCGGCGGACTGGATCAAGGAACACGTTCGTCGGGACAAGATCCCGTATGACCGCCTGGTGGAGCAGGGCGCGCTGCTGACCACGCCCGGCAATGTGATCGACCACGAGGCGATCCGCCGCCGGGTGCTGGAGGACGCGGAGATCTTCAAGGTGGCGTTCCGCGGGGAGAAGCGGGAGGCCGACCAAGGCGGCCTGGCCATCGACCGGTTCGACGCTAGCGAGACCTATGTGAAGCTGCACGGGGAGGGGCTGCCGGTCGTTCTGTACGGCCAGGGCTTCGTCTCCATGTCGGCGCCGGCCAAGGCGCTGGAGCGCCTGGTCCTGTCCAACGGCTTCCACCATGGGGGCCATCCGCTGCTGCGGCGGCACGCCCAGGCCGTGAGCGTCGAGACCGACGCGGCCGGCAACATCAAGCCCAGCAAGGACAAGTCCACCCTGCGGATCGACGGCATTGTCTCGACCTGCATGGCGCTGGGTATCGCGGCCAAGGACACCGGGCCGAAGGTGTCGGTCTATGAGAGCCGCGGCGTGCGGCGGGTCTGATCTCACAAGGAGGGGGCATGAAGGCTCGCCTGCGCCAGCTGGTCACCGCCGCAAGCCGCGCCGCCCAGGCCTTCGGCTGGGGCGGGGTGTCGAACGGAATGGCGCTCGCCGGGGCGGGCCTGGTGGCCTGGGGTGTGGCGGAGCTCCATCCCTCCGCGGGCCTGATCGTCGCCGGCCTCTTCCTGCTGGCCTTCGCCTGGCTGATGGCCCGGGCGGGCTGATGCGCAGTCTCTTCTCGCCCGGCCGGGCGGCCCAGGCCTCGCGTCCGAGGGCGGACGCCGGCGGCGTGATCATCTCCGACCTGTCGAGCGCCGAGGCGGCGGAATACCTGCGCACGGGCGGCCTGGCCGGCGGGCTATCGGCCGAGGGGGCCATGCGCGTGGCCGTGGCCTTCCGCTGCACCCACATCCTGGCCGGGGCGGCCGGAAACCTGCCGATCGACCTCTATCGGCGGATCGACGAGAAGACCCGCCAGCCGGCCCAGGGCCATCCCCTGCGCACCCTGCTGCAGCGGCCGAACAGCTGGCAGACCTCGGCCGAGTTCCGGAAGATGCTGACGGCCCACGCGGTCCTGCAGGGCGACGGCTTCGCCGTGAAGATCCGCGGGGTGGGCGGACGGGTGACCGCGCTCTGGCCGATCAACAATCCGAGCCGGATGGAGGTGACCCAGGACGCCGCCACCATGCGGCTGGTCTACGACTGGACCCGCGCCGACGGCCGCCGTGTGCGTCTGGACCAGAGCGAGGTCCTTCACCTGCGGGGCCTGACGCTCGACGGCATCCGCGGCATGGGCGTGGTGCGCTACGCCCGCGAGGCGCTGGGCCTGTCCATCGATGCGGAAAAGGCGACGCGGAAGGCGCAGCGAAACGGCGTGCTGGCGGGGCTGATCTTCACCAAGCCGGGCCAGCTGTCGGATGAGGCCTTCGCCCGTCTGAAGCAGCAGCTGGACGAACAGAACGCCGGGCCGGAGAACGCCGGCAAGTCGCTGATCCTGGAAGACGACCTGAAGGTCGACGGCTCGCCGATGAGCGCGGAGGACCTGCAGTTCCTGCAGAGCCGCGAGTTCAGCCGGGCCGATATCGGCATGTTCTTCGGGGTGCCGCCGCACATGTACGGCGACACCTCCAAGGCCACCAGCTGGGGGTCCGGCATCGAGCAGCAGGGGGCGGGCTTCGTCACCTACAGCGCCAATGACTGGTTCATCATGTGGGAGCAGGCGCTGGAGCGCGACCTGCTGAGCCCGGCCGAGATCGCCGAGGGCTACTATGTCCGTCTGCAGCGCCAGGCCCTGCTGCGGGGCGATCTGAAGACCCGCTGGGACTCCTACACCCGGGGCATGCAGTGGGGCGTCTACAGCCCCGACGAGATCCGCGCCTTCGAAGACGAGAACCCCCGGCCGGACGGCCAGGGCGGGCGCTATTACGAGCCGCCGAACACGGCGGGCCGCGCCGCGGGCGATGCGGCCGAGGAGCCTTCCAATGACTGACCGCCGCTCGCCGCGCCCGCGGCTGATGGCCATGGCGCGGCCGACGCCCATCGCGCTGTCGCCCAAGCCCGACGTCTCGGCCTTCGCGCCGCCGGCGGCGCTTGAGCGGTGGAATGGCGCGCTGAAGCCGCTGGCGGCGGCCGAGGCGAACAACGTCATCACCATCTATGACGTGATCGGCGAGGACTGGTGGACCGGCGGCGGCGTCACGGTGAACCGGGTCGATGCGGCCCTGCGCCGGATCGGCGCCGACCAGGACGTCGAGGTGCATATCAATTCGCCGGGCGGCGACGTCTTCGAAGGCGTCTCGATCTTCAACCGCCTGCTGGCCCACAGTGGCCAGGTGACCGTGAAGGTCATGGGGCTGGCGGCCTCGGCGGCCTCGATCATCGCCATGGCGGGCCACCAGATCCAGATGGGCCCGGCCAGCTTCATGATGATCCACAACTGCTGGGTCATGGCCGTGGGCGACCGCAACGCGCTCACCGAGACGGCGACCATGATGGACGCCTTCGACCAGGGCATGGCCGAGGTCTATCAGGCGCGCTCGCGCCAGCCTCTGGCCGATATCCGGGCCTGGATGGACGCCGAGACCTGGATGACCGGCCAGACGGCGATGGAGCGGGGCTTCGCCACCGAGGTGATCGCCCTGCCGAACATGGCCGAGGACCCGTCCGCCCGGGCCGCGGCCGATCGCGCGAACGCCGTTCGCCTCACCGAGATTCAGCTCTGCCAGGCGGGCCTCAGCCGCAGCGCGGCGCGGGCCCGCATCAAACAGCTCAAGGGCATGCCGGACGCTGCCCAACCCGACTCCACGCCCGGCGCTGGGGTCCCGACCTGGCTGGGCGACGCCGCTCAGCTGCTGAACGCCCTGCGTTCCTGACCCCTCCAGACCCCGAGAGACCCCATGACCCAGAAGACCCTTCACGCGGCGGGCGCAGGCCTGGCCGCCATCGCCGCCACCGCGCCCTTCGCCCTGGCCTCGCCGGTGCGGGCGGACGCAAGCGATCCGTCGGCCGTGCTGCGCGAGCTGCAGCAGGCCTTCGCCGCCTTTCAAGTCAAGAATGACGAGCGCCTGGCCGCGCTGGAGCGCGGGCGCAGCGACCCGCTGGCCACCGAGCGCGTCGAGACGCTGGGCGCCACGGTGCTCGAGCTTCAGGCCTCCCTCGATCAGCTGCTGCAGGCCCAGGCCGCGGCGCGGCTGAACGGCGGCGCGCCGGGCGTGAGCGCCGAGGCGCGCGAGTATGCGGCCCGGTTCGACACCTATTTCCGCCGCGGCGACGGCGGCGACCAGCTGAACGCGCTGGCGGTGCGCGCGGCCATGACCACCACGTCGGATCCCGACGGCGGATATCTGGTCCCGGTGCAGATGGAAGAGGCTGTCGGCCGGGTGCTGGCGACGGTTTCGGTCATGCGCCAGCTGGCCCAGGTGCAGCCCATCTCGACGGGCTCCTACAAGAAGCTGATGAGCCTCGGCGGCGCCGGCGCCGGCTGGGTGGGTGAGACCGAGGCGCGCTCGGAAACGGCGACGCCGCGTCTGGTCGAGCTGGAGTTCAACACCGGCGAGATCTACGCCAAGCCGCGCGCCTCTCAGACCCTGCTGGACGACGCCCGGGTCGATCTGGAGGCCTGGCTGTCGGGCGAGGTCTCCATCAGCTTCGCTGAGCAGGAAGGCGCGGCCTTCATCTCGGGCAACGGCGTGAAGAAGCCCCGGGGTCTGCTGGACTACGACAAGGTGGCCGACGCGTCCTACGCCTGGGGCAGCCTCGGCTTCATCATCAGCGGCGGTTCGGCAGGCTTCGCCTCGTCGGCGCCCTGGCAGGCCCTGCAGGGCGTGATCGGCGCCCTGAAGACCGGCTATCGCGCCAACGCCACCTGGCTGGGCAACCGCCTGACCATGTCGGCGGTGATGAAGTTCAAGGATGGCGAGGACCGCCCGATCTGGCAGCCGTCGCTGCAGGCCGGTCAGCCCGCGACCCTGATGGGCTATCCGGCGGCCGAGGACGACAACATGCCCGACGTGGGCGCCGGGGCCTTCCCGCTGGCGTTCGGCGACTTCCGCCAGGGGTATCTGATCGTCGACCGGTTCGGCGTGCGGGTCCTGCGCGACCCGTTCTCGGCCAAGCCCTACGTCGAGTTCTACACCACCAAGCGGGTGGGCGGCGGCGTCCAGAACTTCGAAGCCATCAAGCTGCTGAAGATCGCCGACAGCTGATCGCCCTTGGCCGCCGTCGGCGGCTGAACTGACAGGGGAGCGCTCCGGCCGGGCCGGCGGGGCGCTCCTATGCTCGCCGCGAGGCGCACCGGCCCGCCCCCCTTTCCACCATCCCTGGAGGCTCGCCCGATGCGCGACCTGTTCAATCATGTCCATCCGGTCCGGGCCATCAGCCCGGTGGCCGCGGTGACCGACAACACCGCCTACGTCTCTGAGATCATCGACCGGAAGGGCTGTGAGAGCCTGACCTTCCTGATCGCCACCGGATCCCTGGCCGACTCCGACGCCACCTTTGCGGTGCTGCTGGAGGAGGGCGATGTGTCCAACCTGTCCGACGCCGCCGCTGTGGCCGACGCGGACCTGCTGGGCACCGAGGCCCTGGCCGGCTTCACGTTCGCCGACGACAACGAGACCCGGAAGCTCGGCTACGTCGGCAACAAGCGCTACGTGCGCCTGACCATCACGCCCTCGGGCAACAGCGGCAACGTCTTCCTGGCGGCCATCGCCCTGCTGGGCCATCCGCACCTGACGCCGACCGCCAACCCGCCGGTCTGAGCCGGCTGACCGAACCGCGAGCCGGTCCCGGGCCGAGACCGGTCCGCCCAGGCCGCCGCCCTGACCCCTTCCTTCCGCGGGGCGGCGGCCGTCCCTTTCCCGACATCAGAGGAGCCGGCCCATGCTGGTCAAAGTGATCAAGGCCTTCCCCTACGCCCATGACGGCATGCGCACGGTCATGCTGGCCGCCGGCGACGTGGTGGACGTGGCGGACGACCTGGTCGGCGCCCTGGAGCGTGACGGCTTCATCGGCGAGGCCGACGAAGACGAGATCGCCGCCGCCGGCCCGTCGGCCCAGGTGGTGACCGAGCCGGTGGAGATCCCGGCCGATTGGCGCGATCTGCACTGGTTCAAGCTCCGCGCCCTGGCGGCGAAGCTGAACGACGGCGCACCTCCCCGCGATAAGCTGGCCGCCCAGGCCCTGATCGAAGCCGAGCTGACCCGCCGCGGCGGGGTCTGACCTTGACCCAGCTGCTCGACCTGGTGCGTACGGTCGCGCCGGCGGCCCTGCCGATCACCGTGGCCCAGGCCCGCGCCCAGCTGCGGCTAGGGGATGATGACAGCCAGGATGAGCTGCTGGCCCAGCTGATCGCCACGGCGGTGGATCACCTGGACGGCTACGCCGGCACGCTCGGCCGGGCGATCGTCACCCAGACCTGGCGGCTCGGCCTGGAGGCCTTCCCGACCGCCGCCATCGATCTGCCCCTGCCGCCGCTGCAGAGCATCGACTCCATCGCCTATGTGGACGGGGCCGGCGTGTCCCAGACCCTGGCCGAGAGCGAATACACCGTGATCGACGGCCCGCTCTCCCGCGTGGTCCCGGCCTTCGCCACCCAGTGGCCCCGCGCCCGGCAGGCGCCGCGGGCCGTCACGGTCACCTTCACCGCCGGGTGGGCCGTGGCCGACGTGCCCAGGGCCATCGCCCAGGCGCTGCTGATCATCACCGAGGGCCTCTTCGAAGGCGGCGACCTGACCGAGCTGGTCCAGGGCCGCGCGGTCAAGGCCCTGCTGAACCCCTGGCGCGTGGCCAGAACCTAGGAGACGCCGGATGCTCAACATGAAGATCAGCCTGGAGCTGCGGGGCAAGTACGAGGCCCTGCGCGACGTGGCCAACGCCGCCCAGGAGATCAACCTGCGTCGCGGCCTGGACGTGACGCCCGGGACCGGCAGCGGCCAGGCCGACCTCCTGTTCATGGACACCCGCACCCTGGCGGCCTCGGGAACCGAGGATCTCGACCTGGCCGGCGGCCTCACCGACGCCTTCGGCGCCACGCTCACCCATGTCGAGGTGGTGGCCCTGATGATCTCGGCCGCTGCGGGCAACACGAACAACGTCCTGGTGGGCGGGGCGGCGTCCAACGCCTGGGCCGCCCTCTTCGGGGCGTCGAACGACGTCCTGGTGCTGAAGCCCGGCGCCACGGCCATGGTCTTCTGCGATGCGGGCTATGCGGTCACCGCCGGGACCGGCGACCTGCTGAAGATCGCTAATTCGGCGGGCTCGACGGGCGTCACCTACACCATCGCGGTCATCGGCCGCAGCGCCTGATCCTGATGGCCCGCCGCCCGGTCAGCGCCGCCTTCGACACGCCCATCGCCCTGCGCCGGGCGGTCACCGCCCGCGACGCCATGAACGCGCCGGTGGAGACCTGGGCCACCATCGCCCAGGTCCTGGCCCGGCGGGAGCCGTCGGGCGGCGCCGAGCAGATGGCGGCGGGGCAGCCGGCGGTGCGGGCGGTGGAGCGGTTCCTGATCCGGCTGACGCCCAAGGTGGCCGACCTGGCCGAGGCCGACCAGCTGGTCTGCGCCGGCCTCGCTTATGGCCTGGAGCGGATCGAGCCGGTGACCGGCGAGGGGCGGCGGGGCCGCTACCTGCGCCTGCACGCCACGGCCCAGCCGGGCGTGGTGGTCGACTGAGAGGGGAGGGCCCATGTCCGCCATCAAGGTCGAAGGCCTCGCCGATCTGGACCGGGCGCTGGGTGAGCTGACGTTCGGCCAGGCCAAGGGCGTCCTGCGCCGCATCGGCCGCCGGGCCCTGGAGCCCTTCGACACCGCTTGGCGGGAGAAGGCGCCGCGCGACGACGGCCACCTGGCCGAGAGCGGCGGGGTGGGCTCCAAGCTCTCCCGCAGCCAGCGCCGGGCCCATGACCGCCGCTCCACGGTGGAGATCTTCGCCGGTCCCGGGCCGCACCCCTCGGCTGTGCAGCAGGAGTTCGGCAACGAGAACCACGCCGCCCAGCCCTTCGTCCGGCCCGCCTGGGACGAAACCCACGGCCAGGTGCTCGACATCGTGGCCGAGGACCTGGGCGAGGAGATCACCAAGACCGCCGCCCGCGCCGCCCGCCGGGCTGCGCGCCTGAAGGCCTGAGCCTTGGAAGAGGATCTGATCGCGGCCCTGCTGGCCGATGCCGGCCTCTCCGCCCTGGTCGCCCAGCGCATCAGCTGGTCCCTGCGGCCCCAGGCCGAGGCCCTGCCGGCCCTGCAGCTGACCGTGGTCAGCCGCGACCGGGACGAGCTGCTCACCGAGCCCGGCCGCCTGAACAGCTACCGCATCCAGGCCGACACCTGGGCCGGGACCTATGCCCAGGCGAAGACCCTGGCGCGGGCGACCCTGGCCGCCTTCGACGCCCTGGCCGCCCCGTTCCAGGGCGCCTTCCTGCTCACCGAGCGGGACCTCTCCGATCTCTCGCCCGGACCGCAAGGCGGCGTCGGCCGGACCCTCTTCCGCATCAGCCAGGACATCGAGCTCTGGCGCCGAAACCCCCTAACCTGAAAGGAGCTCCGCCATGTCTGACGGCATGATCGGCAAGACCACCACGTTCGGCATGGAGACCACGGCCGGCAACGACACCTACACCCTGCTGGCCGAGGTGTTCGAGATCACCCCGCCCACCGAAACGGTGGACGCCATCGATTACACCCACATGACCAGCCCCAACTTCACCCGCGAGTTCGGGCCGGGCCTGATCGATCCGGGCGAGGCGACGCTCGCCATGAACTTCATCCCCGGCAACGGCGCCGACGTCGCCCTGCGCGCTGCCATGCGTTCGGTCCGGGGCTGCCAAGTGACCTTCCCCAACGGGGCCACCTGGACCTTCGATGGCTTCATCACCTCCATCGGTCCCGAGGTCCCCATGGCCGACAAGATGGTCAACCGCGTGACCTTCAAGGTCAGCGGCGCCAAGGTCGTCGGCGCGCCGAGCTGATCATGGCCAATCCCCATCGGGGCGAGACGACGCTGGAGATCGACGGCGTCGTCTACCGCTTCTGCTTCACCATCGACGCGCTCTGCGCGCTCGAGGACGGGCTCGACCTGTCGATCGTCGAGATCTCCGACCAGATGCGCCGGGGCGTTCCGCGCCTTCGCGTCATCCGGGGCCTGGTCTGGGCGGGTCTCATGACCCACCATCCCGAGGTGGACGAACAGCAGGCCGGCGACCTGATCATGCAGGCCACCGTCGGCGCTCTGCTGCCGGCGATCGCGCGGGCGCTGAACCTCGCCTTCGGCTCCGATGAGGCCGAGGTGGACGGCGAGGGCGGGGACGCGCCCGCCGACCCTCCGAAGGCCAGGCGGCGGGGGAAGGCCGGCCTGGCTGGGACTGGCTGAAGCTCTTCGACCTCTGGTGCGAGTTCGCGCTGGGCCCGCCCGACGCCTTCTGGACCCAGACGCCCAAGCTCGCCCGCCGGGCGATCAAGGCCAGGATCCGCGCGGCCAAGCGTGAACACCGGGAGGGGCGCTATCTCGCCTGGTGGACGGCGGCCCTGCCGCACATGAGGAAGCCGCCGACCTTGGGCGCCTTCCTCGGCGAGGCCCCGGCGCCGCCCGTCGCGCAATCCCCTGAGCAGATGGAGGCCATCGCCCGGCAATGGGCGGCGGTGACGGGCGCTTGACCTGAGAGGCGAACGCCGTTCGTGAAGGAGCTGAAGGCATGGCGGCGAAGAACGCGACCATCGGCGCCCTGCGGGTCGAGCTGGGCCTCGCCACGGCCCAGTTCGACAAGGGCCTGAAAGACGCCGGCAACCGCCTGTCGCACTTCGCCAAGGCCGCCAGCACGGCCGGGGCGGCGGTGGGCACGGCCATGGCCGGGGCGGCCGTGGCCATGGGCGTGGCGGTCAAGGGCGCCCTGGACGCCGCCGACGACCTGGTGAAGACCGCGTCCAAGGTGGGCGTGGCGGTGGATGAGCTCTCCCGGCTCAAGCACGCCGCCGACCTCTCCGGCGTCTCCATGGAGGGCCTGTCCACGGCCCTGCGGAAGCTCTCCCAGAACCTGGTGACGACGGCGGAGGGCGGCTCCAGCGAGGCCGCCCGGGCCTTCCAGCGCCTGGGGATCACGGTCACCGACTCCGCCGGCCAGCTGAAGACCGCCGACCAGGTGCTGAGCGAGGTGGCCGCCCGCTTCGAAGCCATGCCGGACGGGGTGCAGAAGACCGCCTCGGCCGTGGCCATCTTCGGCCGGTCGGGGACCGATCTCATCCCCATGCTGAACGCGGGCGCCGAGGGCCTGGCGGCCATGAAGGCCGAGGCCGATGCGCTGGGCATCGTCATCAGCGAAGAGACCGCCCGCGCCGCCGAACAGTTCAATGATAATCTGACCCGCCTGCAGCGCGTCGCCGACGGCGTCACCAATCAGCTGGCGGCCGAGCTGGCGCCGGCTCTGGCGGCCGTCTCCGACATTCTGGTCGAGACGGCCATGGACGCCGACCTGATGCGGCAGGTGGGGATCGGCCTCGATCGCACCCTGCGGGGCCTGGTGACCGGGGCGCTCGCCCTGGGCGCGGGCCTGCAGTTCGCCGGCAATGCGGCCCGGGGCATGAATGAGGCGGTCGGCCTGGCCCTCCAGGGCCGGTTCGGCGAGGCCGCCAAGGCCTATATGAGCCGGGCCGAGACCGCCGTCTCCACCATCGAGCAGATCCGCGGCCAGATCGATCGCCTCTGGGCCAATGCGGGCGAATCCTCGGCGGCCGGCGCCCGCGCCGTGGTCGATCGCGGCTTCACGCCGCTGGCCGCCGGCGCGCGTCAGACCTCCGCGGCGGTGAAGTCCGCTGCCGATGCGGCCGCCGAGGCCCTGGCCGAGCTCCAGCGCGACCTGGACCGCATCCGCGACAAGGTGCTGAGCCCCGAGGAGCGCCGGGCCAAGGCCATCGCCGCCGACGTCAAGACGGTCCAGCAGGCCTTCGCCGCCGGCAAGGTCGACGCTCAGGAGATGCACGCCCTGATCGCCGGCCTGGACGGCGGTCTGCAGCGCATGACCCTGCCCCTGGTGGAGGATCTGAAGACGCTGGGCAGCCCTGAGATCCAGTCGGCCCTGGACGGCCTGCGCGACCGGGCCGAGATGGCGGCCGAGGCCTTCGCCGCGGTCAGCTGGGCCATCGGCAATATCGAATACGCCCTGCGCAACGGCGACTGGGCGGGCGCGGCGCGCGGCCTGATCGCCGTCCTGGACCAGATGAAGACCGCCTGGGCCAGCGGCGACCCCAGCCAGAAGCTCTCGGCCGCCGGCGGCGCCTTCTCGGCCGTGGGTTCGGCGGTGGGCGGAAACGCGGGCGTGGGCCTCAGCGGCATCGGCTCGGGCCTGGGGGCTGCGGGCGCAGCCGCCGGCCTGGGGGCGGGCATGGCGCTGGCCGGTCCCATCGGCATCGCCGTGGGCCTGGCCTCGCTGGTGGCCGGCCTCGGCGCGCGCAACGCCGCCAAGAAGGCCGAGGCCCAGCGCCGGGCGCTGGAGGAATACAACGCCCGGATGGACCAGCTGGCGAAGAAGCGCGAGCTGGAGATCCGGCTGATGGAGGCGCAGGGCCGCAGCGCCGAGGCGCTCGCCCAGCGCCGCGCCGATGAGCTGGCGGCCATGGACGCCGAGAGCCGCGCCCTGCAGGCTCAGATCTATGCGCTGGAGGACAAGGCCGAGCTGGAGGCCCGGCGCGCCGACTTCGACGCGGCCTTCCTGACCGCGGCCGACGCCATCGGTCCTGTGATGGAGGAGGTGGCCGGCGAACTCGCCCGCCTGGGCTATTCGGGGATTTCGACGCGGGACCAGTTCCGCGACCTGGTGCTGGGCCTCGATCAGACCAGCGCGGCCGGGGCGGCCACTTACAAGGCCCTGCTGGAGCTGGCGCCCAAGTTCCTGCAGGTGGCCGACTATATCGACCTGGTCACCGCTGAAGCCAATTCCAAGGTGGAGGCGGCCAAGGCCGAGCTGGTGGCGGCCTATGAGCGCGAGGCCGGCGCCTTGCGCACGGTGATCGACCGCTTCCGCGCCTTCTCCGACACGCTTCGCCGGTTCCGCGACAGCCTGTTTGCCGGGCCCTCGGCCAATCTGACGCCCATGGCCCAGTACCGGGCCACCCGGATGCAGTTCGACGCCACCCGCCGGGCAGCCGCCCAGGGCGATGAGCGCGCCCTGGAGGAACTGCCCGCCGTCGCCCAGGCCTATCTGGAGGCGGCCCGCGCCGTGGCCCCCGATGCGGCGGCCTATGCCCGGGACTTGGCGGCGGTGCGCAACGCCACCCAGGCCGCCGAGCAGATCGCCAAGGGCGAGGCCGATATCGCAGAGGCGCAGCTGGCGGCGCTCGACGCCCAGGTGGGCCAGCTGGTGCAGCTGAACGCCGGCATGATGAGCGTGGCCGAGGCCATCGCCAATCTGGCCAGCGCCCAGGCCGCTGCGGCCGCGGCCATCGCCAGCGCCGTGGCCCAGGCCGTGGCCGTCACCTCCATCCCGCCGCCGCCGGCCGACACCACGCCGAAGATCTGGACGCCGGACTCCTACGCCGCGGCCAATCCCGACGTGGCCGACTGGGCGCGCACGGCCGTGGGTCAGGTGGGCTATGACGGCCGGACCCTGCAGAGCGTCCAGGACGCGCTGGCCTATCACTGGAAGCACCACGGCTCGATGGAGGGCCGGGGCTTCGCCACGGGCGGCAGCTTCAAGGTGGGCGGCTTCGGCGGCACCGACAGCCAGTTCATGCCCCTGATGCTGACGCCCGGCGAGATGGTGAATGTGCGCCGGCCCGGCCAGGCCTGGGCGGGCGAGGAGGGTCTCGGCCGCGAGGTCGCCGACCTGCGCCGGGCCATCGAACGGGTGGCGGTGAACACCCGCAAGACCGAGCGCTGGCTCGATGAGTTCGACCGCACCGGCCTCTATGTGCGCGGGCAGGCCCCGCTGAAGCCCGTGGCGACGCAGGAGGCGGCATGAAGCTGATCCGCCCCATGGCGGTCACCGACGCGGTGCTGACCAGCTCCAGCGTGGCCGAGGACGACTTCACCGCCTGGAACGTCGGGACCACCTATGCGGCGGGCGACAAGGTCCGCCGGGTGGCCGCCGACGTCCACCTGACCTTCGAAAGCGCGGTGGGCTCGAATCTGGGCAACGACCCGCTGGAGGATGAAGCGGGCGAATTTTGGATCGCCCTTGGCCCCACCAACCGCTGGGCCATGTTCGATCCGGTCATCCAGACCCAGACCACGGCCGATGACGAGATCGCCGTCGATCTGGCCCTGACCGGCCGCATCGACACGGTCGCCTTGCAGAACGTCTCGGCCGCGAGCGTCCAGGTGACCCTGACCGACGCCGTGGATGGCGTGGTCTATGACCGCACGGTCAGCCTGATCTCCACCGAAGGCATCATCGATGCCTACACCTATTGCTTCGAACCCATCGCGCGCCTGCGCGACCTGACCCTGCTGGACCTGCCGCCCTATGGGAACGCCAGCCTGGAGGTGACGCTGACGGAAGA